TTATTGTAATAATATGATATGTACCTTTTTATTATCATAGTAAGTTCAATTTATAAAAATGTATAAAAAGTATAAAAAAGTATAATACTCGTCTTTTGATTTCAAATAATAAAATTAATATTTTTATCAAACCAAAATAGGACTTACTATAAAAAAGTATTATATATTTGTTTTTTGTTAAATTTTTTTTGCAACCTTGGTCCTATATAAAAAAAAAGTACAATCGATGTACTTTTATTTTTATGAAAAAACTTTTATGAAATATACTTTACACAAATGCTATATAATAATAATACTTTTTAACATAATCTATTTTGGTTTAATGACTTTATTAATTTTATGTTCTGAAATCAAAAGACGAGTATTATACTTTTTATACTTTTTATAAATTAATATTACTATTTCGTTGCTTCTCTTTATTATTCTAAATGCATATTAAATCTCTTAACATAATCTTCTATTGAAGCATCAAGAGTTGGTTTATTCCAAAGTATCCACTTGCTTAAAGCTCCAGCAGTTTTTGGATTATTCCAATCTTCTCTTTTCTTATGGCGATTCAAATATAACTTTTTGCGTTTGGGGTCACCATGTTGTGTAAAGTCCTCATATCCTAAAGCTCCAAATGAAGTATGAGTTCCATCATCAAATACTGCTACAAGTTTATGTTTTCCATCATTTGCGTAGTAAAACTTTACCATTTATAATAAATACTATCAAAAATTATGCAAGATTTCCTATTGCATTTAATTGAACATTATTAGCAGTTATTATAGCAGTACTACTTGCATAACCTTTTAATAAAATAGTATGTGTTCCTGCTGATGCATTTAATAAGGAACATTGAATGGGCATTGCTAAAAAGTGTCCATCACCAGTAATTGTTGATGTAACTGTACTTCCTGATTGAGTACCATCAATAGTAATAAATAAATTCATATCAATTTTAATATTTGAATTAGTTGTTAATGTTACTACAGCAAAACAATCAATATCATAAACTGCAGTTGTTACAAGAGAAGTATTTAATAATGTTTGAGCTGCTCCTGATGTTGTTGCTGTTATTGCTTGTGGTGTTGTAGAAGAACCTCTATTTGAAACAGTTTGATTTGTTTGATTAATTGTTACAGTTCCAGTTCCACCTACAGGTGAAATACTAATATTTGTTCCTGCTATAATTTGTGTAACTCCATTAGTTCCTGTTGGTCCAGTAGGTCCAATTACATTTCCTACATTTTGAGATGTAGAATCACTATAAATAAAAACTAAATCACCTGACCCATTTATTGATGCATTTGCAATACCTAAACCATTTGTTCCATTTGTTCCATTAGTTCCATTAGTTCCATTATAACCAACCACACGTCCAACATCTTCTGATGTAGAATTTGTGTAATATACAAATAAATTATCTCCCTGAATTGATGCATTTGCAATACCTAAACCATTTGTTCCATTTGCTCCTGCATTTCCTTGTATTCCTTGTTGTCCTTGAGGAATTTGAAAATTAAATATTGCATTTGAAGGAGTTAAACCAGTATTAGTTATTACTAATGGATTTCCATATGGAACAGAAGTATATGTTCCAAGAGAAAGTGTAGCATCAGTACCAGTAGCACCGCTTGAAGTCGGAGGTGTTGACCATGTAACGTTTCCTGCTCCATCTGAACCTAAATATTGACTAGAAGAACCATTAGTTCCACCAATCCTAACTTGTAAACTTCCTCCATTTAGCTGTACACCACCCGAAACTCCACCTTCCAAAACTAATGTTCCTCCAGTATTTCCAACACCAACTAACATATTTCCACCGCCATCTTCAAATCCAATAATATTTCCAGCAGGACCACCATGTAAAGCATAAAAATTAATATCAGATTGATAATAGAATCCAGTAGAACTAGTAAATCCACCAGCACCATCACTTAACTGAATAGAACCAGTAGGTCCAGCAGATCCACTTCCAGTTCCACCACCATTTGAACCATTTTGATTTGTTGCTGTCCAAAGATAATCTCCAGGATTTCCTCCAATCCAAAATCTAATTCCATCATAAATTGAAATAAATGGACTAGAATTTTCAAATGCTATAGGTGTTACATTAACAGAATAATTTGAATCAGGAAATCCAGGTGATGGTAATGTTACTTCAATACCCCTACTATATTTACTACTAATAATAGTAGATTTACCACTATATGTTGCAGGTGCATCCATTTATTCTTTATATGATAGAATCAATTTAAAAGTTATTTAACTCTTAAATTGATTTTCTTTAATTAAAATTTAAATTATAATGTATTATTTATGAACGAGCATAAGCATGCATTCCTTTTTTTACATATTTAGATTTTCCTTCACCAACCATACGTTGCATGGATTGTACAGGTTCAGATACAGGAGCGCCAAGAATATCTTGTTCAGTTACTACACCACGTACAATACGAGAACTACCCTTGATTGTTTCAAAGAAACCACTATTAGCAGTTACAGTATATACTGAAACACCTGAACCATAAGAACCACCATTATTTCCACCATAAGTATCAGGAGTATAATTGTAAATATCAAGGGTAAATTGTAATGTAAAGTTACCTATTAATCCTGGGGCTTGTCCGGTGGAAAGTGCGAAATCACGACCAGGACGTAGAACTAGAGGACCACCTACAAGAGGAGTTTTCGCTCCATTAACCCAAGCTTCACCACTCCATTCATCCCAGTCCATTTCAAGTCCATTAGCTACAGACATCTTATAGAGTTCATATTGGCTGTGATTGGAAAGAAGACCTGAAAAGTTATCAAAAGATAGAGAAATCTTTTGAATAGGTAGAGACCAATCGCATTGACTAGAATCAAGAACTCCATTAGGTAGAGTATATTGTTGGGGCTTTACGAAAAGCACAAGTAGGTCAGGAATCATTGGTAGCGTAATAGTTTGAGAACTTACGTTAGAATTAGCACCTGCACCAATAGATTGAACAGGGCTGATATAACGAGGAAATTCCATCCACGGAACTACACTTTTTGCAGGTAAGGGAACGTCAAGAGAAGGAGTTAAGAATTGCACTTGAATTTCGGCTCTTTCAAAAGGAGTAGAAGAAGAACTATCCCATTCAACTGAAAAAGGATTCGCAGGAGTTACAGTACCTGCAGGACGTGCAGAAGTAAAACGTAGAGAACGTGCAGGAGAATTAAAGTTCATCGTGAATTGGATGTTTTGTACTCCAAAAAGACCAGTAGAAAGTTCATCTTCATCAGCAAAGATAAAAGGAGGAAGTACAAGCTTTTCAGCAGTAGTCCATTTTACACCAACCTTAAGAGTTCTTGCTCCACTACCAGAAACCGAAGGAGCTAATGGAAGACCATCTGCAGAAAGAGTAATAGCACCACCAGTACCAGCAACAGAAGGAATATAGAATGATAGGTCACCCCAAGCACCACAAGGAACTTCATCCGTAGAATACGCTTGTTCATAAGAACCAACAGGAGAATTATAAACATCTGCTGCACTTTGCACATCATAATATCTATCTAACATCGTAGGGCAAGTGCGTTGCTTACGAGTTTTAGAAAGGTCAGCAAGACGTAGAACTTGAGGTAGAACATCAGACATGTTAATACTCAAGGATTGGTCATTCACTGTAGCTTGCATAGTGCTAACTGACTGCGTAGTAGGGAAGGGTGCAAGAGAAAAATCTACACCAGGAGTGAATAGAACAGTTCCTTGAGCAGGTTGATCTGTTTCACTAGCATAATTTAGAGTAATAACTGCTTTAGCAGTGCATACCCAATCAACAGCTCTATCTACAAAAACGTTCTCGGACGGTACTTGAACTTGAAACGTTTGTTGGGATGCAGAATTAGCAATTGCTGAAAATTTACCATTCGTAATAGAAACAGCACCCTTTTCAACAGCATACTTGGGTTTTTGTTGAACAATGCGAGGGTCAATAACAGAATATTTAGAAATATCAGCCATGGTTTATTCTTTAAAAGAGATTTTTTTATTCACGAATTCTTTTAAATAAAAGACGAATATTTGCAGAACCGCTATTATAAAGTGTTAATGGAATTAATGAATTTGTTAATCTATTTCTCCAATAGAGTTTAACATCTAAATTTTTAACTTCTTCTTTAGAAAGTCCAAGCGATGATAAAGTTTCTACTTTTGGTGAATAATTTATTAGACCTCGCCATGATTCTTGGGGTAAAACATCAATAGGTGTTTCAAGCAAAACTTGTTGGAATGACCCAGCTGATGCATTTCCACCTAAATTTCCAGTACCGATAGTAATAGGTGTTCCTGAATACTCTCCTCTGACTGTTATGAATTGAGTACCAACTACAATTGAAGCAATAGGAGACCATAAAGAACTTGTTGATTCATAATCTTGAGTTAAAATTACATATTGACTTCCACTTGTCGATGAAGGGAAAACAGATTGTAATGTTTCAATTACTGCATTTCCAGCAGATAAATCTACTTTAACAACATTTTCAGGATAATATAATTGTTCTAATGTTAAGGTTGGTATAGTTTCTATTACATGTAATTTATCTCCAACATCAAAAATAGTTTCATCAATAGTTAAATTTGTAGTAAATTGGTCAGAACCTGAAGAAGGTAATACTGTTGTAGATGAAGTTAAAGTTTGAGGAACAATAGTCCATGAACTTGATTGACCAGTTGAGTTTGTGGGAATTATTATCATAATAGGATTATCTAATGAAACAAGTGTTGCTGTAGTAGTTACACCTTCATATACGCTTGTAAGAGTTTGGGTTGGAGTAAAAATTCCACTTACATTATTAATTACAAGTTCTGTTCCATTATCTGATACAATTGTTCCTTGTCCAGTAGAAGTTGTTACTAAATTACCAATACCAAAATATGATGTATCTTCAATTTCTGCTAAAGTTCCAGCAGATGATTGTATTTGTTCTTCAGTATCAAATCCACTTCCTACTATATTTCCAAGTTTGAGTTGAGAATTTTTATCAAGTAAAACATTTGCTGTAGTTCCTGAAGTTAATCCTACAATGGTTTGTGGTTGTGGAGTAGATGTTAATGTAGCAGTTGCTGTTGTTCCTAAATCAGTAATAAATTCTCCATTTTGGAATGAAATATTATTTGTAGCTTTCAACATTAAACTACCATTTTGGAATGTAGTAGAACGAATAGTTGCTGTTTTGTTCGTTTGAAATGTAATAGTATCTCCACTATTAAAGTTTGTATTACCTTCAACATTCTTCACATTTAGAGTTGTTAATGTTTCTGAATAATCAGTTGTTTCACTAAATGATTGGATCTCACCATAACTTGATGGTGTTTGATCTGTATCTATAACAACACCATCTATTGGAAAATTTCCTTGAATATTAGTAACTTTTAGAGCAGTTATATTTTGAGGAGGTTTAGAAGTTTGAACAAATGCATTTGAAGATGAAATATTTAAATTTAGAATTGTTCCTTCTGTATCAGCTCCTGATAATGCTGTACTATAATTAGTATTACCATAATATGGATTACCCAAAATTTGACTAATTCTACATCCTGTTGATGAATAATTTACTATTTCCGTAATTGCAGCCATACTACCATTCCATGGTGTTCCACCATTAAGATCAGGAGTTCCATTTATACTAACACTCGTTCCTTGTATTCCTTTAGTTCCACCTGAACCAGAAACATCCTGCCAATATGCCCATACAATATCTAACATATATTGACCACCTTCAAGTGGTTCTACATTTATTATTATTCCTCCTCCTTGTGAAGGATCACCTCCATCAAGCGAACTACCATTCCATGTTCGAACATATACTCCAACACCCCAAGCTGTTCCTATACTTTGTTTATTTACTATTAATTTTGATGCAAAAGGTGTAATAAATCCACCACTATAATTTAAAAGATCAAGTGCAATATAATCATTAACTTCTGGATCAGTATAAGGTATGACCATAAATACATTGTCAATAGTAATGGGAAAGGGAATTACTGTACGTTTAAAAGTACAATAACATAGTTCTTGTTTTCTATTCCAATTAAAGAATTGATTTCCAGATGTTGGAAAACCTGCAATATTATACGTCACTGAATTGTAACCACCTACAATCGAATTTGTAACAGTAACAGCACATACAGGGGTATTATTTTGAATTTCTGTAAGAGTATTAGGAAATGTTCCAGAAATATTTGTTAAAATTAAGTTTGTTGTAGAAAATCGATCTGGAGTTGGAATATATACATATCCTGATGCAACAGTCCATCTAATGTTTTCAGAATTAGCAAATGTCCCATCTACATTTTCTAAAGTATAAGAAGTTCCTGAACCTGATAATACTGTTCCTAATGCACCTGATGTTAAACCTTTAACATTAGTTCCTACATTAATAGTTCTAGAAGCTGAAAGAGTTATTTCTACTTTATTGTTAGGTAATACATTAATATTTTGTATACTTGTTTGTGGATTTAAAGCTGATACAGAATCACCAACATTAAACGAACCTGTCGTAAGTCCTAGTGCAACATTATTTAAAGTTACAGCTGGTTTTGTATCTAATAATTGTTCTCCTTCTATAAAAGCTGCAGATCCTTTATTAGGTAGAATAGTAAGAAGTTGATTTGTAGGATCTGATGAAGGATAAGGAAATGAACCGCAATTTGCTATAACAGTTCCTAATGCACCCGATGATACTCCTTGAATCGGATCACCATTAATAAATTGTCTATTTGGTGTTACATTTATTACATTTGCAGAAATTGTATTTGTTTGAGTTGGAGGAGTTGCTGATTCTATATCTACAATAAAAGAATTTGTTGGAAATTGGGCTGGTTCTGAAATTCCAGCTGCTGAATTTTTAATAATTAATTTACCATTTCCAAGATAAGAAAATCCATTACAAGTTGCTGTTACACTAATTGTTTCTCTTGAATTTGCTATTCCAAATCCAACATTATCTACAATTGTATCTCCAACATTAAACTTTCCAACTATATTATTCACAGTTAAAGTACATGATTCAAGATATACTATTCCACCATAATCAGCTATTGTTCCTGAATGAGAACCTAATATTTGTTCTCCAATTACTGGTAATAAAATATTTGAAGTTGGTATAAAAACTCCATCAATTTCTACACCAGTAATAACAGTTACACTACCAATATTTCCTTCTGTTTGATTCATAACATTTTGTTTATCAATAATAACTTTTGCAAAAGCGACTTGGTTACTTGCAAATAACAAAAATTCATCTGAAACAAAAGAACCAGGTGCGCCTGTTGTAGTTTGATTTATATAAGATACTGTTCCATAACCATTATTTGTTCCTTCAATAGATACAATTGTTGCTACTGAATTATCATAATTATTTACAATTTGTTCTCCAATACCAAATTGTCCATTTTGATTTGAAACATTTACAGTTCCATATCCAAGATTATCTCCAATAATATCTACAATTTTACCAGAACATACAGAATTAGTTGTATCATTCAAAGAAATAAAACAATCAATAGTATGTCCAATAACAAAAGGATTTTTTTGAGATGAATAAGTTAAAGTTGTATAACCATTATCACCATCAATTTCAGTAATAATTGCACTACTTGTATTATCACCTACAAGTGTAACTTTATCACCAATACTAAATGGTCCAGCATAAGCTTCTTGTGTTTGAATAGAATAAGTTGGACGAATTGAAAGAATACCATTACGAACAATATTTGTAGGAAGATTTGGTCCTTCAATATCTGTAACTACAGCTGAACCATTAAGAACTGTAATTGTATCATTAATTTGGAAAGTACCAGTTTGATTTAATACAGATATTGTATTTGGGTCTCCTGAATTTTCAGCAAGAATTTCAACAACTTGAGCTGTTGCTGCAGAAGATAAACCTCTTACAACATTACCAACTTCAAATTTACCATCTTGTGCTTCATAAGAAGCAATAGGATTAAAACCATCAAGAAGAGTTGCATCTTTATAAATTAAAAATTCATTTCCACCACCAGTTGCACCTGTATAACCTAATGTTTCTTGAAAACTTGAAACAAGACCATCAAATGATTGACCACCAGGACCACTTGCAGTTACAGCATGATTTACTTGGATTACAGATTCTCCAGGACCTAAATCTGTAACTAATGAAATAGATCTTCCAGCAATAGGAAGAGCATCCGTATCAGAATTCATAGTAAGTGTAGTTAAAAACCATGATGTTGATGATGCACCAGTTGTAAGTGATTTAACTTTTAGAACAAGATTTGTAATTGGATTACTTCCAGTTACAGAAGTAATTTGACCAACTATTTTTGTAGTAGGAACATTTGTTTTCGTAAGTTGTACTAATACTCCAGGTTTTAAATAAGATGCATATAAAGAACCAGCAACTGAATAACTATCACCAACACTTGGAGTTCCTGTACTACTACTTACAGAAAATTCAGGCATTCCAAATTTCCAATTTGAACCAGCAACATTACCAGGAGAACCTAACCATGAAACATACATTTGGTCACCAGCAAATCCATCAATTTGTCCTTCATCAACTACAACTGCAGTAGCTTGATCAACACTTTCAGTTCCAAGAGGTGATGTAATTGAAATACCAAGAGAACCAATTGAAGGATATGGGATTTGGTCAGAATAATAAGTTGTATTAAAATTTGTAAAAAGACCTTCAAAGTTAGTATTGTAACCTACAAAGGAATATTCCCCACTTACATATCCTGATGCAGTTGAAGAACCAAATACGTTTAGAGCATTAGGAGGATTTGTAGAATTAAATGGTTCTTGTGATACATTAGATCCAAATGGAGTTAAACACGTATTTGCATCTTGATGAAGAGAGAAAAGATTTGTTTTTGGGTCATAAGTAAAAAAAGGACATTTAGTTCCTAATTCAACAGCAGGAACACTTACAGATGCAGCAGTTGAAACTGTACTAATGCGTGCAGTACCTACATCAGGTTCTTGGAAAATCGTATCACCTGCTCCGAAATCTCCAGTTATGTTATATAAAATTAGTGTATTTGTAAGACCACCTGTAAAACTTACAACAAATGCAGTTCCACCAGTTTCTAAATTTTGAACTAATCCACCCTTTGTAAAAGTTCCATTTAAAGAATTAATTACAATTGTTAAACCAGGAACACCACCAGCAAGTGCTGCAGCTTTTACATCAGCCCAAGCAAGTGCTAAAGTAGAATTTACAAGTTTGAGCCAGTGTGAATACGTGTAGCAATAATAGTAGGGAATTTCAGGTTGAGGATATTTGTACATTGGAAGAGGAACAGGAGTATCCGTCCATGAAGCTTTTAGTTCAGGTTCCCACTGAATTGCACGTGTAGATTGATATACAAGTTCAGGTGTTGTCTTTGTTCCACCATATTGAGCAGTAAATATTATATCATAAACTGTATTATTAGGATTTCTATTTAATGAACCATCAATATTATATTCACGAATTTGAGGAATAAAAATAGGTAAATTTTTTCCTGCGCCATTTATGGTAAAGTTTTCTACTGAAATTGCATATTTAGATTTATCTTCCAAGATAGGGACGGTGCGAGTATCTTGATAAGCAATTTCAGGGTCATCGTATTTTTGAGTTGTTGCAGTAGAATTATTGATGATTTGTGCATTATAAAACAGAAAATCAGGGTCATTACCACGTTTAGCAATTTTTACATTTTTATTGTTATCAAAATCCATGTCTTGATTACGTAATTCAAAATTGAATCCGCCACGTTTACGCATTTTATATAAAAGAAGAGATTATTTAATTGTTAATTAACTTATAAGTAAAATTTGTTACAAAGTCATCAGGAGCCATTCCTGAATCTAAAACCATTTGTGTATATTCAGGTAAAGTTAAATGTTTAAAATATAATCTCGTAGCACAATGACGTCCGCAAGTTGTTATATCTCTATTTTCTGATTGGAATGGAAATTTGTTATATACTACTTTTGAACCTGATTCTTTCAAAAGTTTTGTTAAATAATGAGTATCTTGGTCAAATTCAGCAAGTTTCTTTTTAGAAACCCAAGCAGATTCTTCATCAGGTTTTAGATTTCCATATGGGTCAAAAAATTCTATTTTATTACCTTTTTTAAGCAAACAAATCCAATGTCCAGTATATTCATCTTGAGTTAAATAAAGAATCATTAATCTTCCTTTTTCATCAAGAGCTTGATGAATAGATTTATATTTAAGTAAATCGGGATAAGAAATAATTTTTAATGTTGGAATCATTTTATTAATATCAAAATTTGATAGCGAATAACCACGCAAATCTTTATTTTCAGGAATTAAAGCATGTTTTTGCTGAATAGCACGTTCTAAAGAAACACACTTACGACTTACTGGAATTCCTGAAGCAGTATATACACGAAACCCATTTTTATAGGTCTTAATTATCGTCATTTATAAATAATCAAGATTTATATTATAGATTGTCACTAACTAAATCTCATATTGAAAAACATAAGTTATTGTAATAATATGACATGTACCTTTTTATTATCATAGTAATATCAATTTATAAAAGTTTATAAAAAGTATAAAAAAGTATAATACCCGTCTTTTGATTTCAAATAATAAAATTAATATTTTTATCAAACCAAAATAGATATACTATAAAAAAGTATTATATATTTGTTTTTTGTTAAATTTTTTTTGCAACCTTGGCTCTATGTAAAAAAAAAGTACATTCGATGTACTTTTATTTTTATGAAAAAACTTTTATGAAAAGTATTTGGGGAAAGTCCTATATAATAATAATACTTTTTAGTAAAACCTATTTTGGTTTGATAAAAATATTAATTTTATGTTCTGAAATCAAAAGACGAGTATTATACTTTTTATACTTTTTTATAAATTTTTATAAATTGATATTACTATGATAATAAAAAGGTACATGTCATATTATTACAATAACTTAT